GTCACATCAGGACTTGTAGATCGTAATAAGCAAACAGTTTTATCATACTTACATAAAGCAATTAAAGCACTTAACCAATTAAGAATGGTTGAGGATAGTCTTGTTATCTACAGATTATCTCGTGCTCCAGAAAGAAGAATATTCTATATTGATGTAGGTAATCTTCCTAAAGTTAAGGCAGAGCAATATCTTCGTGATGTTATGAACCGTTATAGGAATAAACTGGTTTATAATGCAGATACTGGTGAGATTCGTGATGATAAGAAATACATGGCAATGTTAGAAGATTTCTGGCTTCCACGTAGAGAAGGTGGTAGAGGAACAGAAATTTCTACACTTCCTGGTGGACAGAATCTTGGAGAACTTACTGATATTGAGTATTTCCAATCTAAACTATACAAAGCATTAAATGTTCCATCAAGTAGACTCGATAGTCAAGGTGGATTCAATCTAGGTAGATCATCAGAGATCTTAAGAGATGAACTTAAATTTACTAAGTTTGTTGGTAGATTACGTAAGAGATTCTCTGGTATCTTTAATGATATGCTTAAGACACAGTTGATCCTTAAGAATATTATTACTCCAGAAGATTGGGATACACTGGAAGATCACATTCAATATGACTTCTTATATGATAATCATTTCTCTGATCTTAAAGAGAATGAACTTCTTCAAGAGCAATTAGGTGTTATTGCTTCAATGGAACCATATATGGGTAAGTATTTCTCTGCTCAATATGTAAGAACAAAAATCCTTAAGCAGACTGAGACTGAAATTGAAGAAATGGATGAACAGATGGCAAAGGAAATTGAGGATGGAATTATACCTGATCCAAATATGCCAGTTGATCCAGCAACAGGAATGCCAGCAGATCAAGCATTGGCAGGGTATGACATGATGGGTACTGTTCCTGAAGGAATGCCAGAAGAAGGAGCACCAATGAATATGCCGAAGGGTGGAGAGATATAAATACCTTTAGTTTATAATTATATTTCATTACTATGGATGATTTAATGGATATGTTGGCAACTGATCAATCTGCATCAGAAATTAGTGATAAGATAAAAGAAATCTTATATGCTAAGAGTGCAGAGAAGATAGATGCTGCAAAACCAAATGCTGCTGCTAGTCTTTTTGGACAAGAAGTAGATGCTGAAGTTGAACCTGAAGTTGAAACTGAGCCCACAAATGAAATAGATCAAGAAGAGGAGTCTAATGACTAGAACTTTAGTAACAGGTAGTGAGGCAGCATGTGGCGTAGATGCTGCAAATGCTTCAACATTTGGAAGTGCAACTGTAGTACGTCTTGTTAATACTACGAGTACTGCAAGAGTAGTAACTGTTGCTACTGCTGTTGGTGGAACAACAGTTGGAACTTTTACATTGTTAGGTAACACTGTTGAATTTGTTGATAAAAAACCAACTCAAGCAATTTTTGCTGCTCATGCTAGTGTCTTGGGTACATCTGTAGGATACGCAAATTAAGAACAATGAAACTGATTACAGAAGAAGTCTCACAAGTTAAATTTATCACCGAAGGTAAAGGATCAAATAAGAAACTTTATATTGAAGGTGTATTTTTGCAAGGAGATATAAAAAATCGTAATGGTAGAATGTATCCTGTACAAACTCTTGTTAAAGAGGTTAACAGATACAATGAAGCATTTGTCCAAAAAGGTCGTGCTTTAGGTGAGTTGGGACATCCTGATGGCCCTACAGTAAACCTTGATCGTGTTTCTCATAAGATTACTTCTCTTGTTCAAGAGGGAAATAATTTTAAGGGTAAAGCACAAATTCTTAATACACCGATGGGTAAGATAGCATCATCATTAATTGATGAAGGTGTAACTCTTGGTGTTTCTTCTCGTGGTGTTGGGTCACTTAGAGAAGATCGTAGTGGTGCTAAAGTTGTTGGTGAAGACTTTCAATTAGCAACTGCTGCAGACATAGTTGCAGATCCTTCTGCTCCAGACGCTTTCGTCAATGGAATCATGGAAGGTAAGGAATGGGTTTGGGACGGAGGCACACTTCGTGAACAAATCGCAACCCAAACAAAGAAGCGTATTAATACGCTAGTGAGTCAAAAACGACTAGAGGAGCACAAACTCCAGTTGTTCAATGATTTTTTGACAAATCTTTAATTTATAAATAAATATAGTTTTACACTAAAAGGTAATCGGAGAGAACTAAAATGTCCCGTGGTAACAATTTACAAGAAATGGAAGTAGACGTTAAGGAATCCAATGCCGTTACTGCTGGTGCAGCTTCAGGTGACAAAGCACTTCCTAAAGCAGGAAGCAATGCTGCTGGAGTATCAACACCAGGAAATAGCGGTTCTTGGGAGGATCTAGGCGGCCCTACTCCAGAAAACTACAAAGTCGATGACGACTCTGCTAAGTTAAAAACACCTGGTGCTACCCTTAAGCAAGTTAAGGATGTAGTTAACAAGGGTGCAAAATCTGGTGTTAAATCTGGAGATGTCCAACCAGGGACAAAGTTAAACTCTGGCGATGAAGTCGAGGTCAAAGCAGACCAAGAAGTCGTTGCAGAAGAGCCTGCTAAAGAAGAAGAAGTTGTTGCAGAAGAAGATCTTAAGAAGAAGGTCGAAGATGCAATCACTGAAGAACCTGAAGCAAAAGAAGATGAAGTTGTTGCTGAATCTTCTGAGGAAGAAGTTGCACCTGAAATCAATGTCGAAGAAGATGTTGAAGCACTTCTCCAAGGAGAGGAACTATCTGAAGAGTTCCAAGCAAAAGCAAAGACTATCTTCGAGGCAGCAATCAATTCCAAGGTTGCAACAATTAAAGAGGACTTAGAGAACGATTACGCTAAGAAACTCGAAGAAGAAATTGAGTCCAAGAAAGTTGAACTCACAGAAAGAGTCGATTCTTATCTTGAATATGTAGCTGGAGAATGGCTACAGGAAAACGAACTTGCTGTAGAGGCTGGACTTAAAACAGAAATGACTGAATCCTTCCTAGAAGGTATGAAGTCACTATTTGAAGAACATTATGTATCAATCCCTGAAGACAAATATGATGTCCTTGAGAACATGGTAAATAAACTTGATGAAATGGAAGGAAAACTCAATGAGCAGATTGAGAACAATGTTGCTCTGAATAAGAGACTTGCCGAATCTAAATCCGATGGAATACTAAGTGACGTGGCAGAAGGTCTTGCAATCACACAGAAAGAGAAACTCGCTTCTCTTGCTGAAAGTGTAGAGTTTGAAAGTGAGCAAAATTACCGTGAGAAACTAGTAACGTTGAGAGAATCTTATTTCCCATCAACCGCACCTAGTGCTCAGAGAGACAATAATGAAGTACTGAGTGAAGGTACTGAGTCACCAGTTAAAGCTACTGGATCAATGGCGAATTATCTCTCAACACTTCAAAGAGTCGCTAAGAAGTAATTTCTTATTATAACGAAAAAAACAACACTTTTACTTAAGAGGTAAATTCAAATGCAAATGTTCAATGCTGAACAACTGCAGGAGAAGTGGGCTCCATTACTAGATGCCGAAAGTGCTCCAGAAATTAAAGACGCACATCGCAGAATGGTTACCGCAGTTCTCCTGGAGAACCAAGAAAAATTTATGAACGAGGAGAAGCAGTTCCTCTATGAAGCTGCACCTACCAACGATGCTGGTACTGGTGGTTTCGGTGCTGACTCTGCTGCTGCAGGTCCAACCGCAGGTTTCGACCCCGTTCTAATCTCATTAATTAGACGTTCAATGCCAAACTTGGTCGCTTATGACCTTGCTGGTGTTCAACCAATGAATGGTCCTACTGGACTAATCTTCGCAATGCGTTCACGTTACGAGTCACAGGCTGGTACAGAGGCATTCTTCGACGAAGCAGACACAACATTCTCTGCACAGAATGATAACGACAGCATCACCGCAGGTGAGACTGACACAGCTGCTGGTTTGGGTACTGTTACTCAAGCAGGTACTAACCCATCTGCTCTAAACCCAGTTGGTTCTGCATCCTCAACAGGATACAACGTTGGTCAGGCAATGCCAACAGCAAATGCTGAAGCACTCGGAGATGGCACGAATAACCATTTCAACGAAATGGCATTCAGCATCGAGAAAGTAACAGTTACTGCGAAATCTCGTGCGTTAAAGGCAGAGTACTCACTAGAGCTTGCTCAAGACCTTAAGGCAATCCACGGATTGAATGCTGAAGCGGAATTAGCAAATATTCTCTCAACAGAGATCCTTGCTGAAATTAACCGTGAAGTTATCAGAACAATCTACAAGATTGCTGAACAGGGTGCTGCTGCTAACACTGCTACTGCTGGTACTTTCGACCTAGACGTTGACTCCAATGGTAGATGGTCAGTTGAGAAATTCAAGGGACTTCTATTCCAGATCGAAAGAGATGCCAACGCTATAGCACAGAGAACTCGTCGTGGAAAGGGTAACATGATCCTTTGCTCTGCTGACGTTGCTTCTGCTCTAACAATGGCTGGTGTACTTGATTACACACCTGCTCTTAATGCTAACCTTAATGTTGATGACACTGGCAACACATTTGCTGGTACTCTACAAGG